CCACGCGACATTGGTCGCCTTGGCGGTGGCAGTGACGGTTCCGTTGGCGGAAAGGGCGGAACGGGTGATGATCCACTTCGCCACGGCGGCTGCGGAGCCGGTGGTGGGGATGTCGGAATTGAGGAGCAGTCCGTAGTAGGAAAAGGTGCCTGCGGTGTTGAGGGCGAAGGAGTGGATGTAGTTGTCGGGGTCGCGCTGGGTCGTGGCCGAGTAAAGTCCGAGAGCGACGACGACGATTTTCGCGCCGTTGGGGATCGCGGTGGCGAAGGTGATCGTGCCAGCACCTTGGTTGACGAGGTAGTCGATTGTCGGTTCCTGCGTGACTCCGTTGATGGCTACGATGACATGGTTCGGGTCGCTCGATTTGAGGCCGGTGACCGGGAAGGTGCGGAGGACGCCGTTGCCGGTCAGTCTTGTCTTGGCCGAGTCGAGCAGGCTTGCTTGAGGGAGACCGAAATTGAGAACGGCGGTGCTGCCTGCGCCGGTGTTGGTGACAAAGGGCGGGGTGGTGCCGGGAACTGCGGTGACATCCCCGACTTGGATGAGGAGCGAAGGGTAGCTGACGCCGCCTGCGGGACCGCCTCCGCTGACCTGCGCGGCATCGACCCCATCGCCGCCATTGCGGGAGGAGACGAGTTTGGAGGACATCCACGCAGGCTTGATGCGGCCCTTGCGCTCGGTGGAGTCCCGGCGCATGGCAGGGCTTTTGCCGAGGAGTTCGGTTTCCTTCGCGAGGAGCGCGGCCTTGTTGGCATCGCCGGTCAGCGGGACGGCGAGCTTGGAGGCAAGGTTGGCCGTGAGTAAGTCTATGAATAAGGAGTCGAAGAGGGTGACCTCGGTCACTTTCTTGACATATTCCAGCGTGATCGCCGTGCCGAGCCAGACATCCCAATCGGTCGTCCAACTGGAGGTGACGCCGGGTTGCTTGGTCGATCCGGCAACCAGGCAGCGGTAAACCGCGCCGTTGTTGGAAACGGCATTGCCGACCTCGTAGGTGCGACCTGTGACCCATGCGGGAGATCCGGAGTCGGCATTGGTGAGGACGAAATTGCCAGCGACCTCCCATGCCGAGTCGCCGGTCGAGTAGTCGTAGTCGTTGACCCGGAAGACGCGCAGGCAGTCGGAGGGAATGGCGTAGCGGTAAGCCCACTTGTATTCCGGGCGCGGGAGGGTTTCGGCCACCGTGGTGGACTTCATCGCCCATGTCCATGAACCGGCGAGGAGGAGGGCATCGCGGACTTGCGGGTAAAGAGACTTGGCGAGGAGGAGAGCGTGGCTGCTGGAAGTGAACTGCTCGCCGGTGCCGATGCGGAGGATCGCTTGGCGGCAAAGTTCGTCTTCGGAAATCGAGACGGCTGGGCGGAATGCCGCCCTGCTCTCAACCGCCGACTTCAGCGCCGGTTGAGAGACTAGGTATTGAAGTTCTTGGAAGAACTGCTCTTTCATTTTTTAGCAGGCATCGCTTGCGGGGAACCCATTTCCAGAAGTTGCGCCAGTTTCATGGCCAAGGTGACGATCAGCACATTGAGGAACACCGGCGGGTATTTGCTGACATCGGTCACGATGCCGATGGTCTCCACTTGAATGGGCGCGACTTCGTTCGTGTGGATAAAGCCCGAGACGATCTCCCACTTTCCAAAGTTCTCGTCCTCGTCCACGCCGTTGACACGAAGCACCTTGAGGGTGCCGGGGGGGAGGGCGTAGCGTCTGAGGTATCCGAACGCTGGAGCCTGCCCATCGGCGTTGATCGTGGCTTGCGTCCGGGCGAACTGCCAATCGTAGTCGGACAGCACTTCGTTCCGGGTTTGGTCGTAGAGGCTGGTAGCGAGGGCCATCGGCTCGCCAAAGGGCTTGAAGGAATCGGCACTGCCCACGCGAAGGATGGCTTGGCGGCAAATCTCGGAAACCGAGTTGGCGGCGGTGGTGGTGCGAGGCTTGGCGGATTTCTCGATGAGAATGCGGATGCTTGGGCGCATCATCGTTTCGACGGCAAGGGTTGCCATCGCCTGCGCGATTTCGCCTTTTTGCGTGAGCGGCATGGAAATCTTTGCTGCGAGGCGGGCGATGAGGGCTTCCGTAAAAGGAGGCGGAAACTTAGTCACATCGGTTTGCTTCCAAGTGTAGTCGATTTTAACAGGGCTACCGAGGTCGGTGTGGAGGAATCCCCCGACGATTTCCCATTGGCCGAAATTTTCCGAGGAGTCGATGTTTTCAACTCGGATCAATTGCAAGAAATCCGCAGGCAAAGCATATTTTTTGGTAAACCCTTGGGTCGGCGGGGCGGAATCTGCCGTGATGCTCAACTGCTTTTTGGCAAAAGCCCACGGCACATCGGAAAGCAGTTCCTCCAAAGTCTGGTCATAGAAGGAATTGGCAAAAACCATCGGCTGTTTGATGAGGGTTTCCGAAGACCCCAACCGCATAATCGCCTGCTTGCAGATTTGTGTGCGGGTGGTGATCGTGTTGGAAGCCATCGAGTCCGCGATGGATTCGATCTCGCGTTTCAAAGCTGACCGCTCGGTCAGCATTTCAAATTCCTTCGAGGCCGCGATAGCTTGATCGCTCAACCCCATGGCCATAGCCAACTTGTAAGCCATGCGGACCACGACCATTTCCTTGAAGATCGCCGGGTAGCTAGTATCGCTTGCGGGCAGGGCAATGTAATCAATGGCAATCGGAGTGGCAAGATTGGTGTGGATTTTGTCGCCGACTTCCTCCCAAGTGCCGAAATTTTCCGCCGAATCAATGCCATTGATTCGCATGACTTTCAAAGACCCGCTAGGGATTGGATAGCTGTTATCGTAGCCTGTCACAGGAGTTCCTGTTTTTGCCACGCCTCCGACTTGTTGGCGGGCAAACCGCCAATCGAATTCGGAAAGAATTTCCAGCACCGTGGGTTGGTAAAATTTCGCGGCAAAAACAAAAGGTTGGCCTTGGTTCTTGTAGGTCTCCGCATTGCCAACTCGGAGGATGGATTGCCGAATGAGTTCTGAAGCGGTTGGAGTAAGGGTGCCACTATAGTTGGCGACCGACTCGATGTTTTCCAGCAGGGCCGGTTTCGCCATGAGGAATTGGAGTTCTTGGAATAGGGCTTCGTATTTCATTTGGATTCAATGATGCTGCACAATTTGAGTGCGAGGGTTAGGGTAAGGATTTGAACAAAAATGGGGGGGAATTTGGTCACATCGGTGATCTTGGTGGTGTAATCGATGATGATCGGATAAGTCGCAGGGAACGGCCCCATGCCGGATTGTCCGAGATTTGTGTGGATGTAATTTCCAACAATTTCCCATTGCCCGGAATTTTCCGCCTCATCGATGTTGTTGATTCGGATGATTTTTCCGGTTCCTGCTGGGATAGCGTATCTGTGAGCATATCCGCTGGTAGGACTTTGACCGTCTTTGTTTAAGGAAATCTGCGCCCTTGTAAACGCCCACTCGAAATCGGCGAGTAGTTCATCGCGGGTCTGCTCGTAAAGCGACTGCGCGAGAAGCATCGGTTCCCCGTAAGGTTTAAAGGCTTCCAATGGGCCGACCCGGAGAATCGCCTGTCGGCAGATTTCCGTAACGGAATTCGCCGCCGAGGTGGTGGTCTTCGGCGCTTGCGTGTTGATGATCAGAGTGCGAAGACCGGGCTTCTGCATGGTCGCGCCAAAGATTTCCGCCATTTGGCCGAACAAGTCTTTCGAGCCGGTCAGTGGCATGGCGAGGAGTCCGGCCAATTTGATTGTCAGTAGCTCGACAAACAACGCCGGGAATTTCGCTGGATCGGTCACGGCGGCGATGTAATCGAGCGCCACCGGGGAAGAGAGGTTGGTGTGGATTTTGTCGGCGATGATTTCCCAAACGCCGAAGTTTTCGTTGGAATCCACATTGCCAAAACGAAGCACCCGCAAGAAATCGGTCGGGAGCGTGTATTGCAGGGAGTAGCCGGAAATCGGGGCCGTGCCGCTGGTGAGGTTCACTTGCTTGCGGCAGAACTGCCAATCGTATTCGGCTTGGAGTTCCTCGACCGTCTGCGTGTAGAACAGAGAGCAATACTGCGCCTGCGCGGTCGCGTCCGTGAGTGCGGTGATGCGGGAATCACCGAGGCGGGCGAGAGCGAGATTGCAGATTTGGATGTCTGTCATTGAGGCGCGGTCAGATCACAGATTGAAAAAGTGGGTGGCAGACATAGCCCGGTCTGCCAGCGGGGTGCGGGAACTTAGAGGACTTCGTCGCAGGCGATCTCGACGACTTTCTTCTCTTCCATACGCACGGCAGCGAGGCTGGCCACGGAACGGATTTGAAGGGAGTGCGAGAGGTCGGCCCGGACATCCATGTGGGTCTTGAGACCACGCTCGGCAAGGATCACGCCACTCTTCACATACGCGAAGCAGGAGCGGATATCGGTCGCCAGCGGCAACTGCTGGGAGCGGCGGAATTTGAAACCCATGAAGGTGTTCAAAGTGCCGTCCACAAGGGCGCGGACCGTGTTGTAGTCTGCCGAGGTCGCCTCGACCGTGCGGAGCAGGTCTTGGAGTTGCTTGGCGGACACAACCATGATGCGCTCCTCCTCTTCATCGACTTCATTGCTGTCGAAGAGGAATTTCGCGGCGCGGAGCTTGGCAATGGTGAGACCGCTGTTGGCGGCGGTGCCGGACTCGACATAGTTGGCTGCGATCTTCTGGCCTGGTGGCAGGACGGTGGCCGTTGTGCCAGTCGCGCCGGTGAAGGCAGTGCCGCCGAGAGCGTCGATGATGATCTTGTCGCAGGTGCGGGCATAGGCTGCGCCGTGCGATTGGATGATCGGGCTGGTCGGAAGAACAACTTCGCCGAGGAACTGCTCGTCGAACTCGTCAACGAGTTTGGCACAGTCGTAGTTGAGTGGGCGAATCCAACGCTTGGCCATTGCTTGATCGCTGATCCGGGTGTCGCGTGAGCGATCCGTGATCTGCGTCATCGAGGTTGCGTCAAGTTGGTTGTAGGATTTCTCTTTTCCTTCGATGGAATCGAGGGTCACATATTCTTTCAGCTTGCTGTTCTTTTGCTGAACGAGGTGTTTCCAGTTGCTATCGAACTGGGTGGTGAAGTGATTGGGGATGTTCGTCAGAACACCATTGAGGTCTGCCATTTTTTTCTCCTTGTGTTGAGTTGGTTGGTATCAGTCGAAACTGATGGTTTGTTGCTCCCTTCGCTTTTCCGAGTGTCCCAATTGGGGTCAGCGCGGCGGGTATTAGGGAGCAGGCTCACAAAGGAGGTGTCTGCTCTGACGAAGGAGTGTGTAGCACACTCCGTGGTATCAGTCAAAAATTAGCGGGGCCGAGAATCGAACTCGGGATTCCAGATTATGA